TGAGGATGTCGCCTTGAGAGTTCCACTCTCTGTGTACACCTTAACATTGAATGTCTCCGCACCCTCACCTACAAGACCGTCAACTCGTGTCTGAACTGTAAATTGTCCTGAACCAGTAGTGGGCCCAGTCGAAGAAATGGGTAAGGGTAAGAATGTCCCACTTGTCGGGAATGCAGAACTCACAAAGTCTGCACTGTCTGTGGTGATTGGTAACACCTGATATTTTAGTTGCGTATTACCACCATTAGGCACACTTGTTCCTGTAACAGTGAACGTTACTGCATCACCTTCATCGATAGTGGTCGCATCTTCACTAATACCATAACTAGCAAGAACATCCGTGATAAGAGGTTCGGAAGTGTCAATCAATCGACCCTCTCCATCACGGAATACAATTTGATAACTTTCTGTTCCTTCCGTTTCATCAGAGTCAATAATGGTCTGAACTCTTACTGTACCACTACCGCCGGTCAGAATAATTGGTCGTGCATAACCCTTAATAGGAAAATCACTGTCATTGTTATTAAACACGACTCCATCAAACGCAAGGAAATCTGCAGAGTCCATTCGTGGTTTTGGAAAACTAGGTAACCCATCTTCAGGGGTTAGGTTAATATACCACGTATGGTCATCAAGGTCAATACCATCTGAACGAGTAAGAGTAAAGATTCTTGCCCCACCTTCAGCACTAGAACCGGTAGCGGTCAAAGAATAAGTCGGAGTCGTTAACGTTGATACATTGTCAGAGTCTTCGGTGAACAACTCTAAGAGTTTCTCATCCGATACTAGAAGTTCTGCACCCAGATACATTCCTGCGGGGTGAACAAATAACTTAAACAACTCGCCCCATTTTGAAAACGGAATAGAAGAACGAATAAGGTACGCGAAGGTTTGATAGAGTTTGTCGTCCGTCAAGAATCGTAATGAGTTGGGGCCGATACGAGATAAGGAATCTCCCACCTTGAATATATTGTTCTTGGTCTCAATAACCTCAACGTCAATATTGAAGAAAGACCGGAAGAACCACTGAATTGCGAATGTGGTTCCCTTAGACCGGAACAGTGTGTTAGAAAAGTTTGCAGCGGCACGTTTCTGTGCGTCACCTGTCGCAAAACTTTCGAAGTATGCATCACCTAGAAGTAATTCGTCCTCGATAAAAGATAACAACTGAATATCGGTTTCAGTGATATCTCTCGCGGCAAATAGGTGTGTGAGAAGTTCGGTCGCCTTTTCCTCTCCTTGAAATTCATAATAAAACTTGAGAAGACTGACAAATTTTGGATACGCCGCTCCAAAGTGTTCTGGTAAAACCAGTTCAACTTGACTTGTCTGCAGACGTAGGTTTCTACGTTTCTTATCCAAAAAATTATTATGCACTACTCAATCCTATGGAACAAGCGATAATGAAGCACGATACCAAGCACCACTCTGGTAAATATATATGTAACTGGTGTCGTATCTGATTTCTCCGTTTTGGCCTGGCGTAGATGATGTTGGTGTAGTCCCTGGCGTTGTTAATCGTAGTTGACCGAAAGATGCAGTTACCGTAGAAGTAAGGTCACCACCCAGTGTTAACTCGTTTGCAATAACAAAGTCACCAAGACATTTTGCACCATCTGCAGAATCGACAATGTTTGATGCGTAGTTTGATAGAAGATTCCCAAAGGTAATCTTTTTGGTTGACGCAACCGAAACGTCGTTGAGAATTAGTACGTCACTGTCTGCGGGTGCGGCTTCTAGTTCTGGTAATTGTGATATTCGAATATCAGCCATTTATTATGCTCCTGTATTTCCATTTAGTGCATAAACTACTGCAGCAAGACGGTCAATGGCCTCTGCGACCGTGGTTGGGTCTGGGTCTATCCAGTGAGTCCCGTTGTTGGGAGTGTATGCTAAATCCGTACTTAAAAGGTCAGAATTTGGGTTGTATGTTATACCACCTGAGGCGACATTGACCCCGTCAGTTCCAGATGTTGCGTCACCGAAGTGAACATAGTAAGTCGCATCGTTACTGACAGAAGTAATCGCCACATTAGTTGCAGAGGTTGCAGTTGTCGCAGCAACGTTCGTCACCGCAGAACCATTACCACTAAAGTTTGGTGCAGAGAGGGTTTCACTCGTTGCATTGTAGGTAAACGCCAAGTCAAACTTCGCACTATCTGCACCCAGATTCGCATCTTCTCGCATGAGAGGATAAAGAGCACCAGTTGTTGCACTGTCTGCAATAACGTTTTCAGAATTTATTGCAGTGGTCGCTGTAGTAGCGAGAGTCGCAGTAGACGCATTACCTGCAAAATTGTCGGTTGTCAGTGTGTTACTGTTTGCGTTATATGTTAACTGGTTATCCACTTCTACGGAGTCAGCACCTACGGAACGTACCATTGGAATGAGGAAAGATACGTTCAAATCACCTGCAGACTTCGTTGTAATCTGTTTTGCAATAATACCGGTTCCTGGCGTAGCAGTGTTATCGTTCTGGTTGACCCACTCAGTTCCGTTATACTTCAATACCTGACCAGCAACTAATCCAGTAAATGCATTTGACACATCGTTAAGTGATGTAAGATCGAAGTTTGCGGAGTCTGCAACTAGTGCACGGTCTGCAATACCGCCAAGTCTTTCTGTGTTATTGTTTCCTGTTCGAATACCTCTAAAAGCGAAAAGTGATTCTGAATCTGCATTCCACCATAAACGATTAAAATCAAAACGAACAGAATCATAACCGACTAATCCACCTTGATGTTCAGAAGTCCATTGAGATTGAGAAGTTCCAATGGGTGAAAATAGAATGTGAAATTTTTCATCGTTGTTATATATCGCCTTAGTATCGATACTGACTCTATCTGCTTTCTCTGCAGTCTCAATCTGAGATGCAAGTAGGTTACCGTACTCAATGTACTTAGTTACACCATCAACACCTTCACTGACATCAACAATAACAAGAACATCCGAATCAGATGCGTTTGCACCCGTCAGTTCTGTCAATTCTGTAATCTTTACGCCTGCCATTTATTCTTCCTCAAGAATTCGTATCTTTATTTATACGCTGTTGTTATAGGTTATGGTTACGTTCTCTCTCGTACCACCGGCCGGTGTCACACCGTACACCACGGTATCTGTTCCTGCGGTCGATGCGTTGTATGTTACCACACCTACCGAACTGATAGAAGCAGTACCACGCGAACCCTGACTTACAATACTGTATGTCGGACTTGAGAATGGGTCGTTTCCAGACACATCTTCGACCGATGCAACACCAATGGTCACTGCAAAAGGCCCAAGTGATGTGGATGTCACATCTTGTGCCGCACCGATTGTAACATTAACTGTCTTAGTTATGCTTGACGGAGTCGCAGAATCACCGTATAATACATTTAGAGTGAACGAGTCTGTACCGTTAAAGTTCGCATCTGGTGTGTATGTATATTCACCGACTGCGACAACAACTCCACTCGCAGAAACTAAACGTTGAGTCCATGTTGTCGATACCTCACCGTTCGATGCTGAATCACCAAGAGTAAGTCCGTGCACAGACAATGGCACATTGTATGCGCGGAAATCTTTAGTGACTGCGATGTCTTCAGTCGTTGATGCGACTAATCCTTCTGTTACTACCGCCGCACTGTCACTCGTTCTAAAGAACTCGTTTCCATCAAGGTCTGTATTTGCAATGTCGTAAGTAGTAATAAGTGGTTGAGATGTTCCAGTATCTTTGTACATGAAGATTTTCATCTCAAAGTCAAGTGTATAGATTACGGTTCGACGTTGTTCCAATGCCGCTTCATAATCGTCTGAGAACGTAATACCCTGTAGTGTTATGGGAGTGTCTTCTTTGATTCCCTGAAAATCATCAAGGGGTTTCATTGTCAGTGTGTAGGCCGGTGTGAAGTATGGTAAGATTTGTTCGACAATCTGTAACGCATCATCCTGACCCTTTGCATAGACGTTCAACTGAAAATTAATGTTATAGGGTACGGGTGTCCAGATTCGAGTTCCACTTCCATACGCCGCAGGCATAACACAGTTATTTGTCTTTGGCAACTGTCTTTGTGCATCGTAGTTCATTGCAACAATCTCGAATGACATACGAGGCAACTTGACTGCAATCTGTCGTTCTGCATTCTCACCATTGGTCATTGCGTCCAATCGTGCAATGAAATCTCTCTTGGGTGCATATGACAGAGGTACTTTGACCTGACTGTTTGTTCTCACAACATTAATGTTATTGAACAGTGAACCAAAGACGGCCACTGCACTACGAATTCGTTGATGATAAAAATGACCGCCAAACATTATTGTGGGTCTCCAAACGGATTACTCTCAGAGAAGTCAACAAACCCATCTCCGATAGTATCAAATTGTGTATTCATCGCACCATCCTGCAAGTCTTCTCCAACCTGAGTTGGTGTGACCGACTCACCATTAGTGAGACCTTCAATCGGTGCCGCCGTTGTCCAATCATGGTATTCACCATCTGTTGCAGCAGAGTGTGCGAGATAGAGTTTACCATTAGGTTCGTCGTACTTGACCACCTCACCATTAATGGTAAAGGTTGCATTGACCTGACGAACATTCTCACCCTCTTCGAATGTGAGACCAGAACCCACCGTAAGAATGTTCTGATACGCATGGTTCTTCTCAACCACATCAACCGTATCCACACCCGTGTCAAAGTCTTCATCGTTGTACTCAAATAACTCGCAACGCATCTTGAAGATGGGTAGGTTCTGCAACTGATAGAATGGTTGTTCTGTCTCTACTCGTTGTATCTCAAACATCGAACCAGACAATGGAAGGTAGATAAGGTCACCTTCACGGGGTCGATAAAATGGTTTGTCTTCTTCGTTTTCATAAAGAGACACAGTGTTGTGCCATCGTCGACGTGCAACCACAAAGGTGGCCGCGTCTCGAATCTCTACTCCAAACTTGGTGAACAAATCACCCTCGCCATCGAACCCATCGATATTCTCGATGTACATTTCGATGCGATATGCATTGTCAAAACGAGACACAGAATCGTCTTGGAAGATGCCGTCTCGATTGACAATTTCACGGGGAATGTAGTATACGTCCTGACCATACATCTTCAAAGATTCAATTACGATATCCTCGTAGAGTGTCTGTTCGTTCGCCGTTCCCTGTGTGAAGTAAAGATTAGTAGCCATCTATTATCCCATGAAGAACCCAACGGGTTGCTCGTATTCTAGTCTCATTTTCTCTTCGAGACGTTGTAATTCTGCAGTTGCTTCGTCGTATAATTGACGACCACTAATAGTCACACCGCCAGGTAGCTGCATACCATCAAACTTAATTAGATTCGAACCCCATTGCTGTTTGATTAGTTGTGTGGTATAATCCTTCATGAAGATATCATTCCACACGTTGAATGAGTTTTCATCTACCAGTTGTTCTGCTTCCATGATGATATACTGACCTTCTTTCACGTCTCTGTCTTCAAAGTTACCGTGTAGATATAGTCGACCCTGATTACGTGAGAATGTCACGATGGGACGACCGGTCAACAACATGTCGATGTAGTCGAGATACTGTTCCAACTGGTAGTAGTATGACATACCACCAGCAAACTGCATGAAGTCTCCTAGACTATTCAACATCATCTGGTATCGAATATCAAACATGTTGACGTTCGAGAATTCTGGATTCAAAGGAAGAACCCGTGTGATGTACGGAATATCTGCCGCAATAGGAATGTACTTATTAGTAACATCGTCAGCGGTCACTTGATGTTTTAAAAACACTCTGACCGTTGCGTCCATGTGAAATTCGCGGAACATTGCCAACGCATCATCAACACGGTCTTCAATCTGGTCTGTGTCAACGTTAATCTCAATGACCGGTGAACCCAAACGACGAAGACAATAGTCAATCAGTGTTTGTCTTGAACTTGGCACTGCCATGAATTTTCTCCAGTAAAGTTTCTTACTCTATTTATGCTCCCCAGAGAACCAACCCTGCGGAATCATAGATGATAAGTTGAATATTGTTTGTGTCAAAGAATCCTACTGAGGCCTTGACAGAGTCAGCAGTCAATGAATTCCGTATCAGAATGTCACGGTCTGTACTGTCGCCCCGTTCTGTAACCGTCTGTAATGTTTCTTGTACGGTTGCATCCAGAGACGCAAACTCTCGAATCGCAACACTATCTTCTCCGGTAAGAACAAGTACCGTAGTAGTAAGGTTGTCGACCGGCAGGTTATTGATTGTCAAACCTTGTTTCAGATTGATTGCACGGTCGGTAGAGTCACCTCGTTCTGTTACAGACTGTAGCGTATCCTCACCCACACCCGCTTGGTCTGCAAGTTGTGCAAACGACCGAATACCTACGGAGTCCGTAGCGAGATTCAGAACTAGAAGTTGGTCTGTGGTATTATCACTATCGATATTGGTGATTGACATACCCGCAATTGTGATACTACGGTTTGT